GCCGGGCGGGCCAGTCGGCCCGCAAACGAGACACTAAATAAAAAAAAGTAAGACGTCAAGCGGCGCGGCCGATATCCCCGACGACATGGTGCCGAAGCATGCTACCGGCGGGGAGGGAGCGCGCGAACCGGACCAGGGCGGCCGAGTCATCGGCGGCCCCGCTGGCCCGCGTGGCCTCCCACTGCAATCGAACGGGCCCGAGCTCACCATAGCATCCGCCCGCCTGATCCCGGCCGACTAGGGCCCGGCGCGAACCGTGCGCAACGAAGACGACCACATAGTCGCGTTCGGGCCGTGCGCACAATGGGCGGCCGCCGCCACAATTCGCACAATTCACTGAGTCGCTGGTTTCGGCCGGGCAACGGACAAACCGCGTGCCCTCAATCCTGGCAGGCCAGCGCTCGGCCGAGTCGGCCGGCGCGGCCAGGGTAGCAGGGCGGCCAGCGCGAACGGCCGCCAGGGCCTGGGCGGGCGAGTCACTCGAAGCGTTGATAACGGTTTCCCCTTCGACCGGCATGGGTAATAGCTCGGCCGGGAAGTGGCTGTATGTCCAAGCTTGGCCCCCAGGCGGCACGGCCTTGCGCAAAGCCTGGAGATAACGCTTATCGATAAGCTTGGCCGCGTGCTCCCCGTGCGGATTGAGTGCGCAAGAGCTCGGGCACGTTGCGAACGCGTGATGCGAACCGGCGCGGTAGGTAACTGCAATCGGCCCGGTTTTTCCGTTGCCTGATTTTGTGACGGTTTTGAGCATGGCGTGCCCCTCACTTATCGGACGACGAAAACCGGCCCAGGCCGGGCACGCGGTATGCGAGCGGGGCCCTGGTCCAGTCGCGAGCCGGCGAATCGGTGACGTAGTGCTCACACGCCAAGGCGCGGGCCTGAGCGCTCGCGTCGGACCGCTTGTTTTCATCCAGGGAAGCTGAAAAGGGCGCGACGACTTGGCCGTTCACCCGGCAAATTAAGCGAACGTAAAAATAACCATCGTGGCGGGCGTGCTGGCAATTTCTGCATGATTTCAACATGTCGAACTCTCTCTCACTTTCTCTCGTCGGCCACGGGATGCGACCGCACAATCGGAAGCATACCGGGCTATTTTGAAAAAAGCAAAGCCCGGCACGCGGCCGGGCTCGAGCGGGGCCAGGGCGGCCGAGTCAGTCCGGCACCCTCACCCATTGCAGACCGTACACGCTCGGAAAGTATTCTCCCCCTCCCCGCGTGTATACGCGGCCGGTCGAGCCTGGGCGATGAGGCGGCCGCGCGTATTCGATGACGTCACGCTCACCGCGAAAGCTCACCGCGTCGCGCGGCAGTGTGGCCGGCTGGCCGTCTTCGGTTCTAAGTTCCCACTGCATGGCAAGACCTCCTCAGATTGAAAGCTTGACGGTGTTTTCGCTGAAAAACTCGGATATTGCGCTCTCGAGGTCGATATGCTCCGCGATGCGCTCCAGGTCGAATTCCTCGGCGAGCTCGGACGTGTCGATTTCGCTGGCAATCTCGCTGTAGTCCAGGACTTCGGACCAGTCCACGCATTCAACCAGATCAGGCAATGAGATATTGCGCGCGATGGTGCGAAGCTGGGCGTCAGTCAGGAAGCCTGCGAGCTCTTGAACCGAAGCCTTTTCGATCGCCTGCCCTCCGGCCCCGTCGCGCAACATCCGGATTTCGCCCAGGGCCCCGTCCAACAATCGGCCCTGCGATTCAAGGGCCTGCTCTAGCTGCACGATGCGCAACTGCAAGGGGTTAGTGAAAAGCGCGATGTAATCACGCAACGCATTGGAAAAAACAGCGTTCAAGTCCATGGTGTACCTTTCTCTCTTTCTAAACAGCCCTCCGCGAGGGCCAGACTCAATTGCAGCACGATTCTCGAAGCAGTGTCAAGCGCTACCTTCTGCGGTTGCCTGTCATCGCCTGGATGATGCCGTGCCATAGAAGAAACAAAGCAAGCTTTCCTATCTCCCGCCATGTCCGATGCTGGGCAGCACGGCGAGCCTCTTCGTCAATCTCCTTTCTTCTCTTCTGGTTCTCAATTGCATCTCGAATATGTGGCGGCCAACGCACAGGCCGTTTCACATCAGCGCTCCTCGAACATGATCAACGGCTGAACAAGGTATTGAACGTCGCAAGTGCAGCAACTCCCGCCCTGTGGTCGGACTTAACGTGCTTTTCGTTAAGTTGTCGCAGCACTTCGCGCGCTCGACGAATAACCGTGTCGCACATATCATCGTAATATCCCCCAGACTCTCGAACAAAGTCGGCCGGATCTTTGTAGGCGCACCCTCCAAGATATTCGGTGGCGAGCACAATGCCGAGTTTGCTCGCTTCGACTACCGCGCTGAACCATGCAACGCGCCCCTGGCGGATGTCTTCGACATCTTTTGGATCGTGAAACTGGCCAACAGGGTCAAGATCCTCGGGAGCGGTGTAAAAACGGACGGTGAACCCGTCAACGATCTCTGTATTGATAAGGGTGCTGGTCTTCATCTTCTTTCTCACTTTCTAATCCCCCGGGCACCATTGCCCGAGGACGAATCGCAACTCTAACCGTCAATCGACTCGCCTGTCAACAGGCAGTATTTAACCATCTGCCACTGCACCCCTAGCCATGGCCAGCGCTCGAGGGGCTCAGCCTTTACGCCCAGCTTATGCACGTCCATGATCTGATCCCCACGGTAGAGCAAGAGCTCGGACTCTTTACGCTTACCGACCGGCGAGTACAGCACCAGGACAAAGGTGGGACACCGCATGTCGGCATGCTTCAGGTGAAAAGCGACTTGGTGAGGCGATAGATTCACCTTCAGTCCTCTGCTGACAACCTTGAGCTCTACCATCACAAATTCGCCCGAACGCTGAAACGCGATCAGGCAGTCAGGTATGCCCAGCCCGACCCTACTTTCGATTCGGGTTAAATGGCAATCTGACGCTGAGAGGTTTTCTCTCAGCCGCCGATACAGGGCGCTCTCCGGTTTCGCTGGCATCTTCTACCTCGGGTTCTTGTTCGCTCTCGTCTACGACAGGCTCAGCATCCGGCAGTTCGCGCACGTCGACGCTCTCGCGCACCTGATCCGGTGTGATATCGATGATCGGGCCGCCATTGCCCCCGCCATAAAGCTTTTTGATTTCCTCCAGCTTGCGCATGACCTCTTCCTTGGACATGCTGTCGATGGTGCCGTGCCTGATTTCCTTCCGGTCGATGTAGATCGTCCCCAGGGCCTGTCCGCGCCTGTATTCGGCCTGTACGGCCGCGCCATAGGCCCCGGCAGCCAAAGCTTGATCCCGGATGATCTGGAGGTCCCGCATATGCCTTTCATAGGTCGTTGCGTACTTCTCGCCCAACTCTCGCCGCCGCTCCTGGATCGCGGCCACGATATGCGGGCTCTTGTCCGGGTCCGTGAGCTCTCTCGATTTGGTCCTTACCCAACTCTCGTTGTAGCCAGCGCGTAAAGCCGCTTCCTTCAGGGTGACGTGGCCCTCGCCAGCAACAAACTCCTCTACAAACTTCCATTCCTGAGGACTCAACACCTTAGGCTTGACAACTTTGACAGGCCGGTTAATGCGCTCTTCAACACGCTCATCCCGGCGGCCTAACTTCTTGCCTGACATGAACTGCGTATCCTTTGATGACATCACCGGCCCCCAAACCAACAATCAGCTAACGCGCCAGAAGCGCCAACCGTCAGCAACTTTGCGACAGGCGAACTTAGCCCCCATGCGCTTGCCTGTGACGTTAGCAGACGCTCGAGCACGTTTAACCATGCTCTCATCGGCCAACAGGAAGCTGTCACCTACCTCCATCAACCTAAAAGGATAAATAGAACCGGACGTACGAAACAGAGGGACAGGGATACCCTTCTCAATGGTGAACATCTCAACTTCTCCTTTATGGCAGCCCCGGCAGGATCGCCAGGACAGAACTCCATTCTATCGCAACCTCTATCCCCCGCAACCTCCCTTTCGGCATTTTCGTTTTCCTATATAGGGCAAAAGAATGAAAGCTCTTTGCGTATATACAAAAACCTCCAACGATTCCCAGGAGAAATTACACCATTACACCCTATAAAAACACCGTAAGTTCTGTAACCCATTGATTCAAATCACCTATTACACCATTACATCTTTCCATATAAAAAGAGTAGCTCAAAGCGGAAGCATTCTTCTGGAAAGGGTTAACTAAAACCCCCGTAATCCCGGTCCGTGGCCCTTGATCCTTTGTCCGTTACCCTCTATCCCCTGTTCTCTCCCCTTGCTCCCCTTGCCAAAGCAAGCGCAATGCGTTACACTTCCTCTTATGAGTGCTACTCCTCCCCCTCATGTTTTGGAGCACATGCGTCACATGTTCGAGTATTCGGACGTGGGCATGGGTGCGTTGATCTGGCGTCATGGCCGGTATCGGGGTGAGCTTGCGGGCACGCCGATGGGGAAGTATGGGGATTGGCGGGTACGGTTGGACGGAGTGTCTTATTCGTGTGCCAAGATCATTTGGTTCTTGGAGACGGGCACGTGGCCCGAGTTCCGTTTGCGGAGCATCAACAAAGACCGGGACGACATTCGGTTCTCGAACCTTGAAGAGTCCTACCGGCGGGACGGTCGCGGGCGATAAGTGCCCGCCCCCTTTGTTTTCCCCTCAGTTGATATCCTCCCCCTCAAGATAATTCCCTTGCAGGAGCTTGAGGGCTTGTGAGGCTTCGACAACCTCGCCGAAAGTGATGTCTTGTATATCGAGGGGTCCTTCCCGCTCGAACAGTTCCTGGATCACGGGTCCGATGTAGAGGTGTTTCACTCCATTGATTGTCATGGTCACGAACTGCACCAGTTTGACATCTTTGTCCATACCGAGCAGTCGTTGGAGGCCGTCGAGCAGGTTGTGTTGCATG